GTTCAAGCAACCAAGCTGCAAAATCAAAGGCGTTGATCTTATGAGCCACTCTTTCAGACACGGCAACCATGTTGTCATCTCCACACTGAGCAAGACAAACATTGTCTCGGTAACCAGACATCCCCTCCAGGACGTCGGCCGAGTACCGGTCTGTGTAAGCGTAGTTGGCCGATCCTTCGACTCCAAAGCAGTCAAGGTAGTACATTCGGAGTAACCACTGACCGAACAGGGTGTTAAGGAGAGTAGTGAGTGGGTTCCCCGAGGGGTTCCCATGCTCTGAGCGATATAAGCTATTGCAAATAAGCTCTAGAGTCGACATACACTCCTTGATGATTACCCACCTCGCGGTGGCATCAGATTCTGTCCAGTTCAGGTCATTTCCCTTGTACCACATCTCGATCTGCTCATACACAGATTCAACAAACAAGTTGTTCATCCGCGAGTCAAAGGCGTGGTAATCGCCGTCAAAGCCTGTAGCGCCAATCCTCTTCATCTTCATCAGAAGGTTAGCCCAATCCGTACTGAATGGGTTCATCCCTACTGCTGATTCCGTTAAGGTATGGCTAGAGTAAAAGACATTGATGAAAGCACCGAAGTATTGCCGACACAGGTAAGTGTAGTCCAGGGGTGACGCACAGATAACTCTGGTTCGTCCCTCCGCGATTTTCCTAGCACTGACCACCTCGTCTTTAAACACATTCATCCAGATAAAAGCGGGCCTCTCTCCATGCCGGAGGTGCCGTATCTTTGCACTGATTATGCGTTCAAAGTTAGGGTTAGTCGGTATATAAACGTGTGTGCGTTCAATGCCTGCCTCTTTCTCTGTCTCTGATTCAGTCAACATCTCACCTAAGACCTCACGCAAAATGCCGGTGGAAACATGGTGCTCCTCCGCCAGTTCCTGAGGGTTCTCAAATAAGTTCAACTGCTTGAAATAATTCTTCTTCCCGGTCTTTCCCTTGGACCATTTCGCTTGTCCATAGGGGTAACCCGCAGAAGTAGAAATTGGCACTGCCTGCAGATACTCGAAAACACCCTTGCCATTCACGGCCTCGGTGCGTGTCAGAATCCTGCAAGGCAGTTTCTTCATTGTAGCAACGTCAGTGTAGCCTCTCGCCACATCAGCCGCTGCTATTTTTGC